CGAATTTCGCCAATATTACCGCGAAACTGTAAAATATGCTGTTCCGTGTCAGCCCAATTGACCAACCAAGATGTCACCTCGGCTCCGTCAAAACGTCCCGCGTCGATATCGCTATCTTTGATCGCCGCGTCACTCAGCGCGCCGATAGCTTCGGTGTTGTCCACAGACAAACCCGTGGTTTGCTGCAAAGCCATCGCTGAGAGACCCGTGTCCGGCCTAAAATTATGTCCAAGAAACGCCAATGGCAAATCATGATCGGTGAATCCGAACTGCACTCCGTCGCGCCGTGTGATGAGCCAAGCACGACACAAGGTTGTGACGCCACTATCAAGATGTGCTTGCAGATCTGTTGGAAACGTACTCATAGACGCACCTCAATCACTGGAATACTTGGCACTTCGCCCGCATGAAAACTCGCTGCAGACGTATGAATGCGATCAGTGTCAAAGCGCACGGGTACATCATATTCAAAGCCCGCCGTTACATCGCGATCCGGGTCTGGCGCGCGCTCGAAAACGATCACACCTCGCGCGAGATCAACCTCGAAATGCGCGCCTTCTTGCTGCCGATCCCCTGCAAGGCTGACCAGAACAGTTCCACTCACGGGCTTGGTGATCATACGTACATAGCTCTCTTCGCCGGATCGATATGTTTTGCTCAACGGAAATTCGGTCTGAGTCCCATCACCATACCCAATGGTCTGATCGCCGCGCGCAACAGTCTCAGAAGGCTTGCAGGATTTGTAGTCAGACCAATCCTTCCAACGAAACCCGTACATTTGACCACGCCGCGCCTCGAAAAACTGCAAGACCTCATCCACATCATCCATTGCGCGCAAACCAACGCCCGCATCATAGCGCCGACGCGAATGCGCCCACGGCGTGTTGCGCTCCTCAAAGCCATTACTCAAGGTCACAATGTCTGTGCGTCGCTCAGGACCACCCACTGAGCCAAAACTCAAAGCCGCTGGAAATCTTTCTTCGTGAAACTGCATATCAGGATCCCTCCATTTAAGTTATGCACCTTATCGGCTGCGTTGTGAGCGCCCCAAGGCGCGGCTCATTTGCGCAGCAATCTGGCTCTGTGATCTGCGAAACCCTTCAACGTCAGGGGTTGAGATATTCATCACGATGGATGTGCCACCGCCGCCATTGGCCTGAACGCCCAAACGCCCGTCCGCGCCGCGTGTGAGTGGCATAATCGCCTCTGGACCCGCTTCACCCATAAGACCCGTACCGCCCCGCATGGGAAACGTTGTCGGGCCATTCACCACACCACCATTCGCGAATGCGGTGACCCGTCCTTGCGAAAAACTGGCGCCATTCGCAAAAGGCAACAGGCCTTTCAACAATGAATCCACACCGCCGGTTATTATGCCGGAAAAGTGGTTGGTGACAGGCTTCACAGCCGCGTTCAAAGCTGTGTTCGCCATCGAACGACCGATATCTTTGAGCGCATCGCCGAGCTTTTGGCCGTCGAACGCAACACTTTGCAACGCCCCGCTTAAAGATCGGCTGAGCGAAGCATCAAGGCTTTGCACACCCTTGCCTGCGGATTCAAATGTCCCCTGAACGCGGCGCATTTCCGTATCAAATGTAGATGCCATACCTGCAGCATTAGCAAAGCTCTCTTCCAAAGCATCGAGTTGTGCCTCAACTGTGTTCGAGCTGTCAAAATTACTCATTTACGTTTGTCCTTTCTTGATCTGTACGACGCGCCGTATCAGGATAAATGCGCAGCAAATCCGTCAATCTCTCACGCCCCATGGGTGCATCTGCGCCGCCACGACCAAGCATCAGCATCAATTCCGCAGGTGTCAGCGCCCAAAATTCACGCGGGCGCAGACGCAAGTTCAACAAACCCGCGCGCATCAAGTCTGGCCATTGTATGTGGCTCATCCAGCGCGTTCCTCTGGCAATAGAAAGGCCCGCGCCAAAAGCTGCGCCGCACTGCGTGTTGCCGCCATCGGACCACCCTTGATATCTGCGGACAGCAATTGATCTCGCGACACATCCCAGCCCCCGCCACGCAATCCTGCGATGATTAAGCTCAGCACATCTCGGCTGGAAAACGCACCGCTCTCAAAGCGCGTGACAAGTTCTACCAAACTGTCGTCCCCAAGCGTGGCTTCCAATTCCGCCAATGCTCCAAGCGTCAGCGACATGGGCCGCGTAGTCCCGTCTATCTCAAGGCTGACGATCCCGCTCCAAGGATTGTTCATCATGCGCTCGCCGAGAAGTTCAACTCACCTGCCGATGCCATTGACATCTCATAGGAGACTTCGCCATTCACAGTACCTGCATATTCAATAGCACTGATCTGAAATGGGCCTTCAATGATGCCAAAATCAGGAATGATGACCTGAAATTTTGGGATCTCGCCGTCAAAGAAAATCTGGCGTGCGCGCTCGTCCGTGGCTTTATCGCAAAATACGCCAGAGCCTGACAAAGCCGCCGTTTTAACCCCGGCTCCAGAGAGCAATTCGCGCCAACCACCAGCACTGCTAAGGTTCGTGACGTCCACTGTTTCGGCGTTGAGGCTCACCCGCGTTGCGCGCAAGCCTGCAATGGTTTCAAACAAGCCTGTGCCGTTAACATCAATCTTAATCAGCAGATCTTTTCCGTTCTGTGCACCCATGTTGCTCACTCCAAATTGTGATGTTGGTTCTGCTCAGATCACGCCTCTAGGCGGGCTCTGAACCTCAAATCGATCTTGCGTTGTCCCGCCGAACTTCGCTTGGCTGTGCTGGCGCTAAACCAAAGCCCCACCACGCGCCCACTTGCGGGTGCAAGGCTAATCGAATCCAGCGCAAGCCAAATTGCGGCCGCGGCTTCTTTCAAGGTTAGAAAACTGTCGGCCGTGCTCATGATCGACACAGTGAAATCATGCACGGCACCGGCTCCGGTGAAGTTCGAGGCGTCTTTCACAACCTCTTCCCCCAATAAAACATATAAGTCAGGCACTGGACCCGCGGGAATCGCGTCGTATATGTGCGTTCCGACAATTGCAGCCAACGCGGAGTCCGACGACAAGCGATCATAAACCGCAGTCTGCAAAACGTCTGAAAGAAGCATACTCATCCAACGACCTCCTCATTTGCATAACAAATGAGATATCGCCCGACGGGATCTGCCTCTGCCACAGCTTTGATGCGATAGATCCGATCCCCGTCGCGAAACCGTTGCTCTGGTCGTGGCCGCATCGCTGAGCCGTGTGGCATAGCACGCAGTCGAATTTTCAAGCTCACACTTGACCGCGCAAAACCAAGTCCACCGACCTCACGACCTGAGGAATTACGCACCTCAGTCCAAAGCGTGCCTAGCGCATTCCATGTCTGGCGCAGCCCGCCCGCGCCATCGGCGGTCTCAATCCGCTCTTCCAACACAAGCGCGCGGTTCAAACACGGCGCACTCATGCGCTTGCACCAGAGAACAAACGCAACGGACGATATCGCTCGATCAATGTTTGAACACCAAACGGCATGCATCCACGGGTCAACGAGGTTTCGTCACGGTACTCATAGTAGTGCGCCGCAAGTAGAAATACCGCTTGGGCAAGATCATCAGGCAGCTCACCCCAGTTTGATCCGTAGCCAGCTTCAAAATGAATAACAGCTTTGCCACCTTGCGAAATTGGCGCAAACCCAGAGCCGCGTGAAATTAGCTTCGGACGCTGCAAATCTTCGTCAAGCGCATAGCGATCTGTCGCAAGTGTCAAGTCAGCGCCATCGGCATCAATGATCTCGACAGCATCAATCGCGCGCACGGGCGACAGCGGCAAGGCTTCCGCTTGCAGATTACGCCAGCGTGTGACCGACCAGCTAAACGAACGTGCAATCAATGCCTTGTTCGTACGCGCTTCTATCGCCGCCATTGCGGCGCGTAGAAAACTCTTGAGGACGGGTTCTTGCACATCGTCTTGCGCAAATCCCGTTCCAAGACGCAAATGCGCTTTGAAGGCAGCAAGAGGCAAAACCTCATCTGGCACCGAGGCCTCTTCGATCAACATCATCGATATCTCCAAATTAGTCATGCCTCCCCGTTCGGCAAAGGTGGGCGCGCACAGCCTGTGTTGCTCGGACGGAGGGGAGCAGCTAGACAACACAGGTTCTCTCTGCACACGCCCAGAGGGCGAAAGACCGATTACAACCACGGCCTTTCGCATTCGCAACTCGGACTGTTTAGCCGGCGGCGAATTTCAACACTTTGATCGCGTGAAAATCAGTAACGTCCCCACCAACTCGTTTCGTGGCATAGAACAAAACGTTCGGCTTGGACGAAAACGGATCGCGCAAGACTCGCAAGTCAGGACGCTCTGCGACAGTGTATCCAGCGCCAAAGTCACCAAAGGCAATCGCAGGGGCCCATGAGGCGATGTCAGGCATGTCTTCACAAATGATGACTTTGTAACCCATCAACAAAGACGGCTCACCAGCGGCATATCCGTCAGACCAAAGAAAGCGACCGTCGCCATCCTTAAGTTTGCGCACAGCGCCCGCAGTCTTTGAATTCATCACAAAGACAGCACCCGCGCGGTAGCGCGCTTCAAGTGCATAGACCAAATCGACAATCGCATCTGCGGGTGCCGCAGTATCGAAGTCACCATCGGCACCGCTGACCACATGACCAAGCTCGCCCCAAACCTCAGAGCCGTTTTCAGCCGTGGAATACGTCAGGAATCCTTTTGGCTTGTCGACGCCGTCACCACTAATAAACGCAGCACTTTCTGCGCGCGCAAACTTGTCCGCGATCTTGCTTGCCAACCAGCTCTCAATGTCAAATGCGCTGTCGTCTAACAATCGCTGCGACACTTTCGGCAAGGCGCTCAATTCATGCAAGGGAATGGAAATACGGTCCACCTGTGGCGATCCCGTTTCAGTGGAATCTGCTGCTTCACTCGCCCAGCCTGCGCCTGCATCTGTGTGATCAACCAAGACATCGTAAGACGTCGCTTCAACATTCACGACGCTTGCAACTGCACGCAAAGACGCGGCACCCTTGAGAACGGATTGCACCGTCTCAGAAGTTTGTGGATCGACCAGGTAGCCGCCATCTGCGGCAACCGCTGTAGACATGGCCTTACCTTCCATCTCGATACTGCGCAGAGCATCCTCATCGCCATTGCGCAGATACGCGCCAAAGGCTTTTTCATGGGGGGCCGTTTCCATAGCTGCTGCGGACAGGGCCGGACGCGCAGTGCGCGCCAAAGACTTGCGTTCATACATACTCAATCGCTCTTCTTGCTGTTGAAATCGTTGGTCTGTTGCGGTGCGGTGGCTTTGAAAGCCGGCTGCAAAATCTGCCAATGCAGATTTTAACTCTTGGGCGGGAGACAGATCTTCCCCGGCCCGAGAACTCGTCTCAGGATCGCTCATTGCGTTTTCTCTTTCGGTGTTAAGATTTACGTCCGTTGTTGCTCGTCTAGCGCATTTCAGCAATCGCGCTGCGCAACACATGTGCAATGTCGCGCAGCCCTTCATGATCACTTTCGTGCTGCGTCGCTTTTGATCCGACCCGTGCAGTGCTCAGCATCGGAAACGTCACAAGCGACACTTCCCACAACTCTAATTCTGCCAAATGTCGGATCCCGTCTTTTGCGCGCATGGCCTTTTTGGTGCGGTATCCGATGGATAACCCGTCAAGCGCACCCGCTGCGATCAAGGCGGCTGCCTCACGCCCGCGCGCCA